AGCAGCTCGTTGAGCGACACGACACGCCCGGCATCTTCCGCCGCACGAGCGACCGTGTCTAGGTCTGCCCTGTCCAGCACGACCGTCCACGCCTCTCCCTTCCAGTCAATCGACCAGACACCGGTCGGCTGTGGCGCGTGACCAGCCGCGAGTGCCTCGTCCTCTAACGCCTGCCACGCACGCTGCATGATCGCCGCATCTCGTGCCACGCCCTCCGCGTTGTTCATCGCGATGGCGTCATCGAGGCGCTTCTGCACGGCACCGACCTTCGCGGCTGTAGCCGGAGCGACGAGACGGATCAGCCGCTCGCAGCCCCACCTCCCCTCGAACTCCTTCGCCGTCCTGTCGAGCGGCTCGAGCGCGTACTGCACGTCACGCGCTCTGGCCTGCGCGACGTGGTACTCCTGATCGCCGATGATCACGCGCCGGGATGCGGCTGCTGCTTTGCCCATCACTGCCTCCCGTACTTCGGCGAGAACTCTCCGCACCACGCGTCGTCGGCCACCGTCGGCCAGTCGCTCGAACCCGAGACAAACGGCGTCGGCTCCTCCGGCACGAACACGACCGTGAACGTCGGCGGCGATCTGCGGCACTCCCCCACGATCTCGCCACTGTCATCCTGCTCCTGATCCTTCAACCAGTAGCGACACTCCCCACACGTCCCGACGCCGATCCTCGCAACCGGCAACACGGCAACTGGCTTCATCTTCTCTCTCCCTCTCCACAAACTCTACGTGTCACGCTAGATAAATGTCCCGATACCGTCAGTGTGACATTACACCCCCCCTCTAAAGAGGGGGGTGTGTGAGATGTCACGCTACCGGTCCTATCGCAGAACCAGTTGAAGTCACGATGTCACGCCATATGTCACACTCAAATGTCACGCCCTAATCCTCACCAGTTTCCCAGAAGTATGGCGAGTAGAAGCCGACGCGACCGCTATCACGCATCCCCTGCTTGGCCCTCTGCCACGCCTTGCGCTGGGCATCACCGTGCTCCGATACGCTGATTTGCTGGAAGTAGTTGCGCCACATTTCCTCCCTCACGCACCGCGTTCCGTCTGGTATTGGCCCCACGCCGGAGACGACGACTGCGCCCTCCTTCATGGCCATGCTGAAGCTCAACTCGGCCTCGCTCTGCACGCGGCTCGACCGGTTGCGAGACTGCCTGCCTGAAGATGCAGCACCACTACCCACGTCCCCCGGCGCATCGACCGGCTCGATCACGAGAGACGTAATCGTATTGTCCGTCGGCGAGACGTATCGCACCGCCATGCTGTAGTGGTGCTCGACACCGTCCTCGCCGTCCTTCATCTTCGTCGACGTGATCTTGCCCGTGCGCTTCTCGTCTTCCTTCTCGGATGTCCTCACGCACTCCAGCTCCGCGTCGACGGCACCGAGCAAGGCAGATGAGCCACGCATACCCTTCGTGTCGTCCTTGCCTGCGTGGTGGACCACCATGACGGCGCAGCCGATCCTGCGCTGCATCTCGCCCACGACGCTGATGAACGCACCCATATCGGTCGCCGAGTTCTCCTCGCCATTGCCGAAGTTCCGCGCCAGCGTGTCGAGTATGATCAGCGACGGCCTGACGTTCTTCGCCTCGAGAGATGCCGTCAGCGTGTCGAGGTCTACGAGAGACGATCTCAGGTTCAGCGGCTGGCGCAGGAAGTAGAACTCCGCCGCAGCCGGTATCTCGTACTTCTGCATCAGCGCAGCCGTGCGCTTGAAGATGCCGCCCTGACCCTCCGCGGCCACGTACAGCACGCCGCCCTTCGTAGTCTCCTTGCCGAATACGCTGCCGCCCGACGCGATCTGGCTGGCGATGTACATGGCGACGAACGACTTGTAGCTGCCGGGCCTGCCAAACAGAGCCACGAAACCGTTAGCCGGTATCAGGTCACGCACGATCCACTGCACGGCCTCCTCACGCAGCTCGCTGAAGTGTACGATGTCGAACAGCTTGCGCTCCGGCGCGATCTGTGCATCGGGCGCGGGTTCCTTATTCGTTTGCGCTTCGGGCTTCGCCTGTTCCACCTGCGTAATGCCAGATGCCGCAGCACGACTGGCGAGCTGCTCCGAGATCGTCGGCTCACGCGGGGCGATTGAACGATACGCGAGTGAGTTATCCCCAGAATAATTAAGCGTCGCCAGTAGCGAGAACGGATCGCTCGTCTTTCCCGACAGCGGATCGGCGGCACCGTGGTGCGAGTACACGCACCAATCGCCACGGCTACCCCGAAACACGACGACACCCGCGACACCCGTCTCCGATCCCGGTCTGGTGTAGCGGTACACGCCCCTGCGCTTGTCGAAGTACGAGAAGCGATAGCCTGCCCTTGAGAGCTGATCGCGCACCCAGTCGATGCCGTGCGCGGCATTGAAGTCCGAGATCACGGACGTCGTCGCTGGTGGGTGTGACGTGATGATACCGCTGTTCGATATCACCGTCTCCTCGACCATGTCGTTCTGCCGTCTGGCCCACGCCCACCGTGACGCTGTCGCGATCTCCATGATCTCGCCGTCGATGTATTCGCGGTGCACGAAGCGCGACTTCTCAGACTCCGTAGGCACACGCGGCAGGAACCACGGCTGGCTCCAGCGGTAGTTCTCACTCACCTCCGCGATGTAGACACCCCGCTCGTGCAGCTGCGCGATGAGGAAGTCCACGCCGTCGCGCAGCTCGTCCACGGACGCCGTGCGGCACGGTATCACGACGCGGTACTTCCAAAACGAGATGACGCCGTCCTCGCCGCGGTTGCTGTGGCTTGTGTGAATGATGTGCGCGATGCCCATGTCGCGCAGCGCCTCATGTGTGGCGTAGATCGACGGAGCACCGGGCGATATCTCTCCCGTCTCGGGATCGAATGAGCTGTCGCCGTCGAGGATGATCAGCTCAGCCGTGTTCAGGTTCTCGTCCGAGCGCTTCGTGATGCTGAGATCGCCCCCGCGTATCATGTACGCGCCATCCTTCGGCCCGACGCGGACTTGGCTCAAGCGCTCCGAGAGCTGCCGCAGCGAGTACGTCTTGGGCGTCAGGATGACGTCCTTGTACCCTCCAGCCGCAAACGCGAGCTGCATGGTGTAGGTATCGACTTTCGAAATCTCTTGCATTACTGTCTCACTCATCGGTGGCCTCCCGCTGCCGGTTTCCTCCCAAACTTGGCCGCCGGTACGCCCTTCAAAACGCACCGGCGGTCTTTTCGTATCTCTTAGAACTCAGGCGCAGCACCACCACCGAGAGACGCAATCGAGCGCGCCGTTGGCTCTGAAGATGCAGCAGCAGGCGCAGCCGTCTCAGCCACACCAACTCGCGGAACCCAATTAGCGATCTGCGCGAGCGTGAAGTCAAACGAGACAGACGTCCCCTGCCCGACCTTCACGATGCGCACGGCGTCGATCCTGATCAGCGGCAGCGCACGCTTCGAAGCTTCAACACCGCCCTGCACGTCGCCCACCTTCTTCGCGATCTCCTGAACGAGCTGCGTAAAAGCCCGAGAGTTGCCGCGTGACGTGCGCAGAGGTGCGTCACCGAACGCGGGGTCTTTGCACCAGATGTCGATGTCGACGGCTGGCTTGTGGTCTGCGCTCGGCGGATTGCCCCAACCACCGCCTTCGGGCAAGTCCTGCCAGTCAGCGCCTGCCGTGCCGACTGCGAGCCAACCCTGCTTGGCGTTGGCTATATCGAAGCCGAGCGCCTTGCCCTTCAGGTCGACGGGTACCTTGTCGCCCTCCGGCGACGAGATAAACATCAGCCCCGTGCGTGCGTCGAGACGCGCCCACGGACGACCTGAACTGCTCTGCGGAAATGATAACATCGTGTTTCTCCTACGTACTCAGATACCGCAGTCCCGCTGTGGTGCCGGTCGCGGCGTATCCCTGCCGCGAGAGGGTTAGTGGCTGATCGCGGAAAGCAGGATTGCCTTGCTCACTCGCGTCATGTAGTAGCCGTCGTGCCCTAGCGTCTCGATGCGGACGCCTTTCGGAAGGCGCTGGCGAACGCGCCAAATCACAATCCGAGAATAGCCCGGCGTGAGATCAGAGCACCGCCCATAGTCTTCCGCAACAGTCAGGATCGTATCGTGAGACACGAACTCCCGAGCGAGCAGTAGCTTGATGATGGCCGCTAACTGTTTTGGCACGCCAAGGGATGTACGTATCTCGAATAGGCGCTGGTCAAACCGTTCACCCACGTCGTTCGTCGTTGTTCTCTGCTGTGCCATCGTCATCGTGTCGCCCCGTACCAAGCGATCAGCGCGGCGTCTGACCGCCCGTCGTCCTTCTTGCGAGCGAAAAGCTGTGCATAACTCGGAAATAATTCGATAGCCCTCATGCGCGAACCGTCCTTGCCCTGCCGCACGCTGACCGCCTTCTGCCAAGCTTGAGGCGTGACGTAGCTGACTGGCCACTCTAACGCGGCCATGACGCCCTCGATGGTGCCGACGTTGCGCCCGAAGGCAAACATCGACGATACGCCCTGCCCCGGCATCGCGCCGACCTTCTCGAAGTAGACATCCGTGATCTTGAAGTTGGCGTCGAGGTCGTTGAAGATACCCGCCAGCAGCAGTGCGTTCAGCTCGCGCTTCATGGTCTTGCCGCGCATGACTTCCATGACCGGCATATCCATCACGGACAGGTGGCCTGTCTCCACGTTGAACGCCGCGATAGCGCCAGACGCGCCGGGGTCAATCCCGATGATCATTGTCCAATCTCCCTTGCGATGCGCTCACCGATCCACGCCATCACTGGCACGGCCATCGAATTACCGAGCGCCTTGTAGCGCGGCCCATCTGCGGCTTTCGGTATTGCCGTATAGTCGTCGGGGAACCCTTGCAGGCGCTCGCACTCACGCGGCGTGAGACGGCGAACGGCCACTGGCTGCACCAACACGTTCTCCTGCCCACTGTTGCGGCCCTGCGGGAACGCGATGTCTGATATGATCGGGTCTTGCGTGCCGTGGATCATGGTCGGCTGCGCAACCAAATCAGTCGCCGCCTTGTAGTCCCTCGCACTCATAGTCGATGCGACGTCGTCGGTCCCGTATTCGTCGCTGCGTTGGCGGTCGAAGCATTGCATGACTGCTGTTTCGGTTTCGAGATCAAAGCCGCCCGATCCCATTCGTGACTGGATTGTTACCGCCACTACTTCTTCGTGGTTGTTACGGCTGATTCCAAAGCGTGCTGCAACTGTGGCGGCAACTTCTTTCCCCTGCTCTCTGCTCGGCGGAGTATTCCGGCGCAAGCCTTCGCGCTCAAAAAGAACTTCTGCGGGATCGAATTCGTCTCTAGCACTTGCGACAACGAACACACGACGGCGTCGTTGGGCCACTCCGAAATATTGAGCATCGAGAACTCGCCACGCTGCTGATCTTTTCGGTCCCACAACCATACCCGCACTTGTCCACTTCCCCCCTGTCGGGACGATGGGGTCATCGTTTCCGACAAGCGCCCCGAGTAAGCACCCAAAGGCGTTGTCTTTAACGGAGAGCACTCCGGGGACGTTCTCCCATACGATGACGGTTCCGCATCCAGTAGGTCGAAGATCGTCGATTGCATCTGCCAGCCTCACAAACTCTAGGGTCAAGTTGCCACGATCATCGTCGAGGCTATTACGAAGTCCGGCCACGCTGAACGCT